TTAATATATATTTATATCAATAATATATAAATATGTCAATTAATAAAAACATTGTTTTAGATAATTATACTTCATTTGGTGGAGAGGCGATTGCTGCTGGTGGTTTTGGCTGCGTATTTCTTCCACCATTGAAATGTAAGGGTGAAGACAGACCTACAGGAAAGGTAGTAAGTAAACTTCTCACAAAGTCTAATGCTACCAGTGAGTTCAGAGAAGCAAAAGATATACAAAATATACTGCGTACCAATTTAGGAGAAGACACTTATAAAAAATACTTCATATTCCCAGAAAAACAGTGTGAACCCGAAAAATTAACACATACCGACCTTGCAACATTTAACGCAAAATGTAAAAATCTTACCAAACACAACATAACGGCCGAAAACATTAATACCAAACTTAACTATATTGGTTTAATTGAGTTGACGAATGGCGGTAAAGACCTAGATGGGTTCATAAAAAAAGATATTTCGACTTCTGAACTTAGACGATTCAATAAATCTGCCGTTAACCTACTTACAAACGCAATCGTTCCCATGAACAAATTAAATGTCATACATTTTGATTTAAAGTCAGGAAACATTGTGATGGATGGTGATTACCAAATGAGAATTATAGACTGGGGTCTATCATTTATTGTTAATAACCACACTAATGTTGCGTCCGATGCCAAAAATAGACCTTTCCAATATAATTTACCTTTCAGTGGTGTGATATTTAACAAGGACATTACCAATAGGATAGATAAACATCTAAAAACACTTACATATAGAGATGACTACAAGAACGAATTAAGGGAGCAAATTCGTGCTGCTGTATTTAATACGATTGTTTCCAAATATGGTTTTGATAAAACATCTGGTCATTTAGATTACATTAAAAGTTCACTTAAATATCGTTTTGATATACATAGTTCTTCGAAGGAATTTGCGTTACATTCAATTATAACAAACTATATTACCCAAATTGTTATTGATTTTGTAAACCCCAAAACAAAAAGATTTGAATGCGAAAGATATTTTCACGAGGTTTTCATAAAAAATTGTGATATATGGGGACTACTTACGTGTTATGACGATATAGTAAAAAATAGTAAAAAACAAAAATCGAAATTAAATGAAAATATGAAACTATTGTTATATAAGTATTTATACTCAAGTGATTATGCGTCGAAACCGATCGATGTCGATAAATTGGTAGCAGAACTAAAAGACTGGATACCATTCAAAGATGACAAACCAAGAAAAATGACGATTAAGGTTAAACGTAAGAAACAAAAAAAAGTGTTGGTTGAAAGTATAGCAGACGATTCGCCCATTTTAGCTCCCCCACCTGGGTTCTCTGCTATCGTCAAAAAGAAAGGTAAGATAACGATTGTAGATGATTCGCCCGGTTTACTTCCTGCACCGGAAATCGATGGTAAAAAAGCAAATAAGACAATGAGTGTAACAAAAAAGGTAAGGTCGAAAAGATGTCCCAATGGGACAAGGCGTAATAATAAAACGGGGGAGTGTGAACAATTAAAAGGAAAACAAATAAAAGAACTACCGGCGGGCGTTCAAAACAAACAGTGGTGGCAATAAATAAAAAATGATATTTTTTTACAAAATGTCATTTTTTTAACAGAATAATAAATAATACAATACAAGTAGATAAGATAAGATAGCTTGGATAATGGCAATCAACCATATAGGCACAACAGTCTTATGGCGGTAACCTACACCAAACGGCCGAAATCCGCCTTCATTATTATATATGAATTTGGGTTTTGTTATATGAACGATGGTGAAACTAACCAAAAACAACATAATGGCTATATTAACTTTATTAATGCGTACGAATTTTTTACTTAACATGATTCCCATTATTATAGAATTATCTATATTATAATTCTATAATTTTTTCTCGATATTGCCGTTAATTGTCACCAAAGTCGTTTTCTGCGTTTTCATCGCCGTAATAATTGCCATCCATGTAATCATCGGCAAGATGTGATATATCATTGCCCTCATTCGCGTAAGCTTCTTCTATGTCTTCCTCAGCAACTGCGTCCAACTGTTCAATGTCACGATCTATAAGATTGTCGGCATCCATTTCATTACGTTCTCTGTCATATGTGTTCTTGTCATAATGAACAAGTCCACGCTGTAGACCAATATTCCAACGTCCCATTTTATATTTCTTAAGTTGAGATTCAACCCTACGAACGTCATTATCTAAATTCCCTAAATCCTGTGTGACTATTTTTTGCTTCTCCTTTACCTTCGCCTTGTGTATCTTCTTGGATATTTCATCATATTTCATCAATCCCTTCTTGTTTTCTTGTTCTATATCCAAAAATACTACCAACATATTTGCAACACGCTTCTTCAATTCTGTCTCGTCTGTCATTGAAATTTCCACTTCCATCAATTCATTGTCGTCATTTACATCATCGATTGCTCTTGTTTGTGCTGCTATGTCATTAAACATTAGATTTTTAGTCCTCAAATTCCCCTTTTTCAATTCAATGTCAGATGTTAATAAATTTACATCATTTGCTCCAATGATATATTCGTATAGCGTCGAATACAGTAAATACTGATGCATATATTTGATCGAATCATTATCAAACACAGAATAGAATACTTCATCTGTTCCCGTTTTTGCGTTTTTCTTTATGATGTTCTCACATACAGGCATAGAATCCAATAGTAGATATAAATCCTGTGTATTGTCGCTGATGTGTTTCAATAACCCAACGAGAGTAACATCTCCATGAAATTGACTGATGTTATTCCAGTGTTTATCAATGGCCTTTTTCAAATCTCTGGCGTGTACTTTGGACAAGGACCAGTGTTGATGTATTGTGTCACACTGTTTTCCATTTAAAATCATTTCTGGTAATGTTCTTGTAAATAAGTAAGTCATATTTGAGACGTGGGATGTAGCACCAGTAACATTGTCTGTATCAGTTTCATACACATTAAGTAATATATCCTGTATTTTATTGAATTTTGATGTAGCCAGATTACCATATTCATTTAAAAATGTGACAATTTCCTTAAACATTTTCTTATTGGCGTTATACAAATAAGCATTAAATGACATAAGTTCATCCCTCATCTCAGACACCATAACACCTTTCTTATAAGTTCCCATTACCTTTCTTAAGTGTTCTCTCATTTTAGGTTCGACTGATTGTGAGTCTTTGGTATCAAAACTATCGAGGATATCGTACATAACATTTATCTGAGTAAATGGCTCATCAACATGTGTTGCAACAATGTTATTATTGTGAATTATTAGCATGAGATTATTTAAATCGCCTATCGTGTAGCGCCTACCATTCTTCTTAAGAAAATCGATCTTGTCTAGTATTGATGCGTGAACAGGAAAATTATCAGGTTTCTCTGGACATACTCCAATTAAATCTACGGGGATGGGCATGTCATTATTGAAATTACAATAGTATATGAATGCTCCGTAAATATGTTCGTCTGATATATTATCATTGACCACTGAGTGACTTATTCCTGTAAACTCGTTATGGTGTAGTAAAGACGGTCTACTGTATAATTGTGTCTCTCGTAACATTTCGTGTATCGAATGTCCGACATTATTGTTGCGTCCAATTAACGGGTTCTCATTTATAAAATATTGAATTGCGCTATTGGTATCATTTGAATCACAGCAACTATTTTCAAGGAATGGGTCGAATGAAGCCGTTTTTAACAAGGGGTCTTTTGTTATAACAATTTTGTTTATAAGTTCTATTGTATCAAATCCAAATAGTGCTGCTTTACTGCTCATTGTATTAATGTAACTACGTTGGTCATGGTGTCCCTTTCTAACGGATTCGAGGAAATTCTTTTCGAAATCCTTAGAAACTGGCTGTATAGCTGCTATATGGAAGGGAACAACGGGAGGCATGAATGTATTCCATTTTCCTATGCTATGTTCATCTGGTATTATTTCATTGGGGTGTTCCATTGAGTATTTACGTTTTATTGTGTAAAGTTCCATAATGTCAGGACGTTTATCTACAATGTATTTTTCTAACACCTCTTTGATTTTAGTTGCATATATGTCCTTTTTCAACTTTGATATAGAGTCCCATGGTGATATAGTGCTCTTCAACTTATGCATAACACAGGCAAAGTATTCAATCGCACTTATATCTTCTACGCCACCATTCAATGGATATCCACTGAATGAACGAGAGCAACCAGGAAACGTTTTCTTTATACGGTGACCAGGCACGGCAGTCTGAACAGATATCAATAAAACTGACGCGATTATCCATAACATTAATCTATTTTTATACGTTTCGTATGTCAATTGAGACTTGCCCGTTTTTTCCTGTCTATTTGTAGCCAATTCGTTGTATCTGATTTCATTTAAAACATTTGACAATATGATTTCACTTGAAACTCGTATGACGAATTCATGAACACTTTCGATAGGAATTCCCATATTAGAACACATTGTATTTGTAATATTATAAATAATTTCATTGGTTTTATTCTCAAATATGGGGGTTTTGGAAGGTGTAAAAATGTCAGCTATTTTCGAATCAATATCCTTTTCCATTATATCATGTGTTTGAACCATGAACCCATCGTCGTTATATGTGTCTTGCATTAGAAAGTCGATTTTTTTCAATATAAATCCACTGTGTTTATCGACAATCGAATCGCCATCATCACTTAAAACCCCATGAGAGGCGCATACGGCATCCAATTTGCTTGTGTAATTGGTATTTAATACAAATGCCAATGCCAGTTTATGTAATGAACTTGGCATTAACTTTGTATTCGTGTCTTTACAATATAACCAATATTCGTCCTCTTTCATTTCGAGCATTGGTTCGCGACAATACATGTCAACAATTCGTATAATGTCACCTTGTTTTTTGACAAAGTCGACTTGTGATAATACAGCATCGCGTGTTTTCTCGTGGGGTGAAACAATGCGGTCTACATCTGTTGCAAGTTTACCATATTCGTAAGAAAAATTGTTATATTTATACAATCGTTTTTCTCGCAATAATACATTTTTTCTCATTCGTTTATAATCTTCAAGTAAATCCTTTTTAATTTTGTCATCGAGTTGTTCTATTGATGAATCAATGCGATTTTCAAATTCTTTTACCATCCTAGATTTGTTTAATTGGTCTATTCTTTTCTTTGAAAACGATGTGGGTTCACACATGTTATTAACCTCGTTTTTATTACAGTCTTTGCGAATATTACAGAATAATGTATTTGAGTCTATAAACATTTCCGGATCAATTGAATTGTCATAAATCCACTGACCTTGTTTGCGCTGATAATATCCTTGTTTCTTGCGACTCTCGGCTTCTATTTCGGCAGCCCTTTTCTCTTTCGGCGTTAATAATTCCTCGTCAACGGAATTTCCGTATCCGGGTTTGACCGATAAAATGGCATACTCACCATTACTTATTGTTTTTTTTCCGGCGATTAAAATAACTGCTAGTTCTTGTGCATAATTACTTTGAACGTCGTGTTTCTGTATTAATGACTCTTCCAAAAACTCTTTGAATACTGATGGTTCCATCTCTTTTTTCTCATTTGAATATAACTCCATCAATCCATATGGTGTATCATCATGTTCGTCATCATAATAAATCTCATCCTTACCATTATCGTCTTGTAAATCTTTTAAACTTTCGTAACTTTTCGTAAGATATCTTCGCGTACAGTCTTTCGCTTTAATGCCTTCATTTTCTTCCAAGTCATCAATCTTTCCAGGTTCAAATGATTTTAATAAATCGCTTGGTGTTGTTAGAGTCTTTACAGATAGTGCTGTAATTATGTCAGAAAACATTATAATACTGTCAGTTATTAGCAATTTATTAATCAATTCACCCGAACTTCGCTTGTTGTCGTTTAATTTATATCCATCTTTAAATAACTCTACCATTTCCTTATTTTCATAAAACATGCGCTCAATGCGGTTTAATTGTTCATCTGTATCATACTCCCGGGCGAATACTTGTGACAGTCGAGATTCATTTATATCCAACTCTTTATTGAATTCCTGTATAGCTGTCTTCACTGTAAATCTGAGTTCATTCTGTTGCTGATATGAAAGATCGCGCTTATCAATCATAAAGGGTTCAAGTTCTTTAACAATTGCGTGTATTGACAGTTTGTTTTTTATAAATTTTCGAATTATTTTAATAATATCCCTTGTTTTGGGTATAACAACGTCGAGCATTTTTTTAAATTTGTCTGGGTCGCTATTGTGTTTACTGTCTAATACATACTCTTTCATATTGCTCAAGAACTCGTCTTTATCGTCGTCATTTTGAATTTCATTTTCGATATTTTCGATAACATGGGTTGTTAATTGGGTATTATTTTTCAACATTTTGAACAGAGATGCGAAATTTTGAGTATACTCCGAACGTGTAAGTATGTTAGTGCCGGGTAAATCTACTTTAGAGAATTCTACAATCTCTTTGGGCATGAATATAAGAGATTTAACGGTAATTTTGTCATTAGGTGTTAAGTTATTGCGAACAAAAATGGTCTTTCCTGATTTCATCAATACACTGTCTTTCTTCGTGAGTCCAAGTCCATATCGTTGAATGACAAAACGTTTTCTAGACGCAAGTGTTTGTTTCTTATTATACTTTGCAACCGTACTATAAAAATTGTCCATATTACTTACTACTGCGTCCAATTCGACTGATATTTCCTTGTTTGATATTAACGCGTTATCGTTATTGGTTACATCAAATGGTTTGTTATATTTATGTAACTCACTATTTAATTTTGCGTATTTGTTCACACTCAATGACTGGTTTCCACCAGTGTATATTTTGTTAAGCTCCTCTTCTTTTTTCATTTCGCGTATTTGATTTACTGATATAATATCATTGTTCATGAAAGTTTCTTCGTTTTCTTCCTCATCAGCACCCAGGTATAGCTTACGTTTTTGTTCTACTACGGGAATAATCCACCTAATCTTCGTATTCAGGTTCTGTATTTTTTCTATAATAGGTTTTAATAATGGACCATTTTTAACATAACCGACAACATTGTCATTATCATCAAAATGAGAAAAAGCATCACGCAATTCTTTAAATCTATTTATCAATACACCAATGTTATTAATGACAGCAGCAGAACGTTTGTGATTTGGTATTGTAGACAATAGTTCATCCATTAAATCGTTGGCTTGAATTTCTACTCCATATTTACGTTGGTGTTCTGGTATTTCAACTTGCTGAACAATATCATCGAGTTCTTCTCCGAAAATTACGTCATTTGCGTCTGAATACATATCATGTAAAACCTCCCGTATGTTTTCGTCTGGGATTGCGTTTTCTGGAATATCAATCGTCATTTCTCCGTTTTCTAACATTTCCATTGTTGCCAATTCTGCAGGAATGTCTTGTTCTTCTTCTGGTATTTCATTTCCCTCATCATCAATAACCTTTTTGAAGTTACTCTTTGCAAGTGTTGGTTTTGCACGAATAATGAATTTTTCGAAAGGTATGTCACGTGGGACGCCCTTGTATGCAAAATCTACATAGATTGTATCTCCTTCGGGGAAAGTAGTAAATTCTATCATGTCTTCTTCTAAATTTGTGATTTCACCTGTGATAATAACGGGAATCTCTCCACCAATGTGAATATCCAACCACGTATGCGTATTTAAATTATTTTGTCTGGCATAACCATCGACATCACTTCTATTCAACAGGTATATAGATGTGATTGACTCGTCGGTTAATCGGTTGTTTTTATTTATATTAATAACGCTTTGTTTCATGGTTGCTATATTGATAATCTGTATCATTGTTGTATCGATATAGTCTATTATATAGCTATTTTGATGAAACTCCAAATTAGTCGGAGATTCAATCTCAATTATGTCACCCAATTTTAATTTAATCGTAGAATCCTTTTTCTCCTTGTCGTCTACTTTAATTTTTTCTTTGTCGGCATCCATTGTATTAATGTATATATAACTTATATATCTTATTTTTACAAAATACAAAGGGTGGGGATAAATGTAATTTTTATGTTATGTTATATTTCTAAAATTTTATGTTTTGTAAAAATTGAATTATTTATTATAAAAAGTTTTATTCCACAAAAACTATCTCTTTGTTAATTATGCCTACTTACACTCTTTTCGACAAACATTATGCATCCAGTCAGGTTCACCAGAAGGAATATTCTTCTGATAAAAATACTTATAATATATTGAACTATGATACAAGTGTGGTGTCAAATGACGACCATAACGTAGTTGGTGTTTACAGGTCGGTTGTTGTTGTTCCCGATACCAATCAGATTCTCTCATTTGCCCCCCCTAAATCGACTTCACTTGAATATTTCAAGGACATGAGCGTTGTCGACAATGTCACTGCTAACGAGACAATTGAGGGGACAATGATTAACTTATTCTACGATTCTCGTTTAAATGAGTGGGAGATTTCCACGAAAGGGGCAATCGGTGGGAGATATTGGTTCTTCCGCACACAATACGAAGGAGTCGCTGGCTACGGAACCCAGTATACGTTCAGACAGATGTTCATGGAGGCTTTGGGTGAGGATTACAATACTCAACTCAATGAGTCGACTATTGTAAAGGAGTTGGATAAGGATTACATTTACAGCTTCGTTCTTCAGCATCCATTGAATCACATCGTTCTTCCCATTGCGTCTCCACGTGTGTTCTTGGTGGCCGGATATCGTGTAGACGGAAACACAGTTAAATCGTATTCGGCAGGGGAGATGGCATCGACCCTACCGTGTAATGTACCAATTCATAGTCCAAAGACAATTGACATCTCAGGTCTATCATTTGACGAAATTATTGGTATTGCCGAGACTCACTTGTTCGGCATCATGCTTCACGATTCAGATTCTGGAGCAAGAACCAGCATTGTGAATTCCGGTTACGCACAGATGCGAGATGTCCGTGGCAATAACCCCAACCTTCACTATCATTATCTCTCTCTGTTTGCTGCCAATCGTGTGGATGAGTTTATTGAGAAATTTCCCATGTACAAGACCGCTTTCTATGCGTTTTATTGCCAGTCATATGAGTTTATCAAGGAGGTTCACGATGCGTATGTTAGTTATTATGTAAAGAAACAGGGAAAGTCTGTCCGTATTCATCCCTCGTTGTTCTTTCATATTTATAATCTTCATAACAAATTTTATCTTCCTAACCGTGACAGCGACGAACCTGTAATTGTCAATCGCAACATTGTAGCGGGATACTTTAATGGCATGGAGCCAAAGGAGAAACTGTACCATCTGACATACAAGACTCGTCAGCTTGTCCAACGGATGACGGAGGAGCAAGACGATATCGAGACTGGGCGAGGAGGGAACAGCGACCATATTATCAGCGCAATGTATTAAAACATGTTTGCGAAAAAAATAGTAATAAAAATAAAAAATAGTAATAAAATAAAAAATAGTAATAAAACATTTTTTCATGACATGAAATTATAAACCTTAATATTTTCACGCCTTTTTCGAATGATTGGTTTGTTGAAACGGTCTAAGCAACTATGACACAGTTCCATCGTCACCTCAAAATACTTAGTGTCTGTATGTTTATTACCACAACACCAAACATTCTTACATAATCCACATCGGTTTTTTACCTCTTCATCCTTAATGATTTTCCTGCAATCAACACAACGCATAAAATATTGTTTAATTTCGAATATCATGTCATCTGGCAACAACGCAACTCGTTTATTTAAATCCATATACTATTGTTAATGATATTAATACGGGTATTAATATTATTTTACATAGCATATTATTAACTATTGTTGTATAACATAGATAGTTTGCATAGATTTTGAACATATTTGAGAGAGTGTGCTTTATTTGATTCGCTCATTTCTTTGATTGGATCGCGTAATGCGTTCACAGATGATAATATATCTTTTGAATTTTGAATGCCCTGTAAATCCTCAGCGTAATCTTTATTAATAAAGAAATCTAGGTCTCCACTGTCGATTTTGTCGGCGTATGGTGAATACACATACATAAACCAAATCTTAATTACAAGTGTGGGGTTCGCTCGCTTAGCCAAATCTAGAGTAGCCTTTGCAGAACGTATGTCAGTATTTTCCGGGAAAACTGATAATACATCTATTACAAACTCGTTAAAATGATCGTTAAAAGCTCTGAGTGTAGTCTTTTTATCCATAGCTTTGTCGGTGTATAATACTCCTGATATTTATTTAAATCGATTTCGCTAAATGATTTTAATCCATGGTTTTATACTGATATTGTGGTTGATTGTTTTTTTGAGGAATTTCGGTGTTTCTCTGTTGTTGGATTGTATCTATTGTAACTTCTCCGATCTTGTCTGGTTTGTAAGTATCAGGTGGAGTAGCTATTCCACCATCGTCCCCACCTACAGGAACATAATTATACATTTGTCTTTGTCCACCTGCTCCTTTTGCGCTTAGTTCATCGGGTGACATGTCATAATATGTGAACTGTTCTGACACGATATTCGACCCACCAGACGATTGTTGAATGGAATATGATGATGGTTCTCCAGAACCGAAGTTTGCGCTTTTTAGTTTCTTTTTCACTTCTGGTTCATAATGTTGAATAATATCACTTCCTAGCACGAGAGAGTAATTTTTACTCACAAGTAAAAGAGCAGGAACAGATTGTAGATTCGGGGGTAATAACACATGCTTTCCGTCTTCTAAAACGATGTTGGTTTGGTTTGTCCTGGGGTCGATTTTCCGCTTGTCTACGCATATGAAATTCAATGTATCTGTGAGACCACTCTTTGATAGAAAGTCGAGGACTTTTTTGCTGTGCTTGCAATAATTGGAATAATACAAATTATCCATTTTATTTAGTTTATATTTTGAATTAATAAAAAAATATAAACTATTTAACGTTTTTAAAGACTATTGCTACACATTGTGTGAAGTAACCTATTCTGGAAATAGAATATTCCATATCCAATGAGAACCATGAGAGAGTTAACGTAGAAACCAGCATTTCTCTTATGTGTCATTGCTAAACGTAACATTGTGAGGAATGATATAACGACTAAAGCGAATCCAAATACGGACAAATAGTAGAAGTATAAACAGAAGTCCGAGTGTAGAGGTCCGAAAAGCGTATTCATAAGGTCTGACATTTATATATATATATCACATTTTTCTTTACACCCTTGAATATTTAAACCAACGAAGAATAAAAATCACACTCCCTAATAGATATGAATTCTAACTCCTACCTCATCGTATAGCAGGGTAGTGCACCCGTTACATAGGATATGTTCTGTTATGGACCTGTCGTGTGTGTCAAACGAGTCGTCCATGGATGGGAGGGCAATGTTGTACCGCATATGAGGTGGTATATCAACTTCGTCACATGTGGCGTCGATAGTATGTAGGTCACTCGTTATAATATCTACACGACCATTCATTTCCTCTACATCATTTCCTAGTTTAATCCATCCGTCTGGTTCACAATGGGTCACAATATTATCTATACAAATTGATTCCATGTATACATTAAATGGACATTATTCAAGGGTGTAATGGCAATAAATGAAATACACGATAAAGTATGTAAAAAATAAATATACCTAAATATTATACTACCACATGGACGAATCTACAATTTGGACGATGTTAGATAGATATTTTAAGGAAGCCCCTGATAGTTTAGTGTGTCACAATCTGGACTCGTACAATGATTTTTTTAAGAATGGCATTTACCAGATTTTTAAAGAAAAGAATCCTGTGCGCCTTGAATCAAATTACGATGAAAAGATAGATGACTATCGAAATAAATGCGAGATATATTGTGGAGGCATAAACGGTGATAAAATTTACTTTGGAAAACCTATCATATACGACAATAACAATTCTCATTATATGTTTCCAAATGAAGCCCGTCTTCGAAATATGACATATGCAATGACTATACATTATGATGTAGACGTGGTTTTTACCACAATATTGAAGGATGGTGAACAACCGGAAATGGTCGGAGGGTCGAGTGAGGGATTGGACGAACATTCAGAGACCCCCTACGACTACAAGGTGTCGTATGATTTTGATAATTATAAAACAGACGGCGGATTCGAGGCAAAGGTTGATGGGGGGGCAATGAAGAAGATTGATAGAAAGCGCGTTGTTAAAGAATATAATTTAACAGCAAATGAAGCAACCGCAATTAGAGAAAAAACACACGCATCTATGATAAATTCAAATACTCAGTCGCACACTATAACGATGGATAAGGTGTTTCTTGGTAAATTCCCTGTGATGTTACAGTCTGATTTTTGTATTTTAAAGGGCATGTCTCCGGAAGCAAGACATAGTGCAGGCGAATGTCGCCAAGATTTGGGAGGGTATTTTATTATCCAAGGAAAAGAAAAAGCCGTTATATCCCAAGAAAAGTTTGCTGATAATATGCTGTATGTTCGCAAGTATATTAAGGAAGACGGAGATGATGTTGTAGAACTTGACAACCTGTATTCAGCAGAATTAAGAAGTGTTTCTGAAAACGCATCCAAACCCATTCGAAAATTATCGATGACTATGGTTGCTCCCAATACACTTTACACTAATTTAAATATCGTTGTAAACATTCCAAATGTTCGTAAGCCAGTTCCCCTATTTATAGTTATGAGAGCATTGGGCATTATTACAGATAAGGCGATCATATCAACGTGTTTGTTAGACATAGATAAACACGAGGGATGGTTGGATGATTTCATTCCATCTGTTCATGATGCGGGTGGGATATTAACCCAAAAGTTGGCAATTGATTATATTGCGTCATTGACAAAAGGGAAACGACTTGAACATGGATTAGAGATTCTATCTGACTATCTACTTCCTCATATAGGAGAAACAAATTATATAGAAAAGGCTTATTTCCTTGGACATATGGTATACAAAATGTTGAGCGTTGCAAATAATGTAGAACAACCAACAGATCGTGACAATTTCAAGTATAAACGTGTAGAATTAGTGGGTTCTCTACTATATGATTTATTTCGAGATTATTACACTGAACAACAGAACCATATCCGTCTTGAGTATGACAAGCGGTTGAATTTAAACCTGAATTTATATGCGTCTAATTTAAATACATTAATATCTACTTACCAAAATGAGATATTCAGAGAACGTGTGATCGAACAAGGTTTTAATAAAGCATTCAAGGGAAACTGGGGAGCAAAACCGAATACAAAACGGATTGGCGTTTTACAAGACTTGAATCGATTATCGTTCAATGGATACCTTAGTCATTTAAGAAAAACAAATCTACCCATGGACTCTAGTGCCAAGGTTACTGGTCCTCGCCTATTACACGGTTCACAGTGGGGGCTTATCGACCCATTAGATACGCCAGATGGTGGTAACATTGGATTACATAAATCATTGGCAATAATGACTCGTGTCACACAAGGCGGCATTGGAATAAGAAAATCTATTGTAGAATGGTTGCGTGAAAAAACTTCCATGAAATATGTTTATGAATGTACTCCGAAAATGCTCGCAATTATGACAAAAGTATTTGTTAATGGGTACTGGGCAGGTTCTATATTGGAACCATTTGAGAACATACGCAAGATTAAATTATACAGACGCAATGGACTATTATCCATGTTCACAAGCATTGGGTTTGATATTAAGTCAAATATGATAAGCATTTATACTGATGGTGGGCGTTTATGTCGTCCTATATTTTATAAGGATGAATTGACTGGGAAACTCTCATACGAGAGTGTAAAGGAAAAACTTGTAAAAGGAGACTTCTCATGGGAGAACCTAACGCTCGGATTCAATAAGCACAAGGAGAACCTAACATACAAAAAAGAAAGCTACAAGATTTACGAACTTAATGAATTATTTGACAATATACAAACAGAAACCAATCCAGCCAAATTAGATCGATTTATAAATAATAAGGGAATAATTGACTATATAGATAGCAACGAAAGTGAGAATGCCATGATATGTATGGAACCTGGAGATTTCGATAAAAAACCTCATACTCATCTTGAGATTCACCAGTCGTTAATTTTCGGGACAATGGGAAACTTGATTGTATACCCAGAAAACAACCCACCTACACGTAATTCGTTCTCTTGCGGTCAAAGTAAACAGGCATGTTCGATATACCACACAAACTTCCATGTCCGCATGGACAAAGCAGCAGTTGTATTAAATTACGGACAGTGTCCATTGGTGAAAACTAGATATTTAGATTATATTAACCATGAAGAGACACCATATGGAGAGAACACGGTTGTCGCAATTATGTGCTATGGAGGGTATAATATGGAAGATTCTGTTTTAATCAACGAGGGTTCTCTCAAACGTGGTTTATTCAATACCACATATTACACCAGTTATGAAAGCCATGAGGAAATAAACGAAACCACTGATGGAAATTCTGAGAATAAATTTGCGAACATAGAATCAGATGGAGACATTGTCGGTTTAAAACCGGGATACGACTATAGTAAACTTGATAAATATGGGGTTATTCGCGAGGGAACTTTGGTAGACGATAAAACAATACTGATTGGCATGTATACAACAAGTGAAAATGGAAAGACAGACGCATCAAAAGTTCCGAAAAAGGGACAACTTGGCGTAGTTGACAAAGCATTCATAACAGAGGGTGAAGAAGGTAGACGTATTGCCAAGATTCGTATTAGAGAGATTCGCATACCAACGCTCGGCGACAAGGTAGGTTCTAGACATGGTCAAAAAGGAACTTGTGGACTGGTTGTTCCAGAATCAGATATGCCATTCGGTCGTGACGGTTCTAGACCAGATATTATCATCAATCCCCATGCGATTCCATCTAGAATGACAATCGGTCAATTGGTAGAATGTCTTACTGGGAAAGCATGTGCACTACTAGGTGGATTCGGAGATGGCACAGCTTTTGTGAATAAGGGCAATAAAGTGGGGGTTTATGGAGAACTTCTTACCAAAATGGGGTTTCATTCAAGTGGTAATGAAATATTGTACAATGGACAATCCGGCGAGCAATTGGAGACCGAAACATTCATGGGTCCGACATATTATATGAGATTGAAGCATATGGTGAAAGATAAGGTGAATTATAGAGCACTTGGTCCGATGACATCAACTACAAGACAACCAGTTAGTGGTCGTGCAAATGATGGTGGCTTGCGTATTGGAGAAATGGAACGTGATTCGTTAATATCACATGGCGTATCTGAATTCTTGCGCGAATCTATGATGGAACGGTCTGATAAATATCGCATGGCTGTATGTAATACAACCGGAATGATGGCGATCTACAATCCTGAAAAAAACTTATTCATGAGCCCAATGGCAGACGGTCCGATTAAATTCACAGGGTCACTAGATGGACAGAATATGAACATAGTAAATGTGACGCAACATGGTCGAGATTTTAGTATAGTAGACATCCCATATTCCCTTAAATTGCTAATGCAAGAACTTAATACCATCAATTTACAAATGCGAATAATTACAGAGGATAATATCGACCAGCTTGAGAGTATGACATTCTCACAAAATATGAAAATGTTGGGGGTAAGGGGTAAATTTGATTACAACATCACAGTAACCAACAAATTGAAGGACGCTAATGGCGAACCCAATACACCCATCAATTCGACCCTCACATCAGAACACAATTCGTCGGGGCTAACACCAGACGAATCGCCCGAATACGCCCCATCATCCCCTCCGTATGCTCCAGAGTCTCCTCCGTATGCTCCAGAGTCTCCTCCGTATGCTCCAGAGTCTCCTCCGTATGCTCCAGAGTCTCCTCCGTATGCTCCAGAGTCTCCTCCGTATGCTCCAGAGTCCCCTCCGTATGCTCCAGAGTCCCCTCCGTATGCTCCAGAGTCCTCTCCGTATGTTCCCACAACACCCGATTATACTCCACCTACAACAGGTGGAGGTGATAGACTATCAAAATACAACATCAACGACAAGGTATACTATCGAGGAGATAGGTCAAAACCAATGAACGGACAATTGCAAAAATGGACTATTATTAAAGGTGGTAACAATTTTTTAACAATAAAACGCGAGAACGAACCTGGTAAATTGTTCAACCCAATGAAAGATTTACAAATTGTAAAACCCGAAGATATATATTATGATAGTGAGATTATACACAACGCTCCCAATTTACATTCGCAAGGGTTACCTGTAGAACAACCACCAAATGGAAATAATTTTAACTTTGCTCCTATAATAAATGTGAATACCAAAGAGATGGAAGTCGACACCGAAATTCCCGTAGTTAAAACGCATGATGAGGAACTTACAGACAACATTGCCGACATAAAATACAAACATAATAATGACGATGAACGACCACCATTAATAGAAGCCCCCGACAAACCCATTGATTTTAACAAATTAATAATAAAGAAGGCGTGAACACTATCTGTAAAATTGAATTAAAAACAACTTGTATATATATCTCATAAATATACAAGTAGATAATGAGCACAAACAATCGCATCCAAAGTATTTACAAAGCACGCAAAACGATTATATCCCTTCTAGGGTTTCATCAGGGATTTAACACAGAAGATTATGCGGATTTTAGCATTAATGAGGTAGACACAATGTATAAGAACAACCAACTTGACATGTTGGTAGAAAATGAGGACAAAAAAACAAAGGCATACATTCGTTTCTATCTAGACTCCAAACAGCTCCGTCCACAAAATTTAGATGATATCATTGAAGACTTGTTCTCAATTGAAGAGGTTTTGACAAAAAATGATACATTGGTGGTTATTACAGACGAAGAACCCAATGATACAATCATGTCCAAAGTCAAGTATCTCTATGATAGGAATGGTATATTTGTCGTAATGCATAATATAAGTCGTTTACAATTTAACATTCTTGACCATACACTTGTTCCTAGCATATCGATTTTAGACGAAGACGAAAAGGCCAAATTTATCAAAGACTTCAGCATTCGTAACACAAAACAATTGCCCGAGCTGAGTCGTTTTGACCCACAAGCACTGGCGATTTCTTTAAGACCTGGTGATATATGCAAAATCACACGCGACAGTGCTACGGCGTTAAGAACTAACTATTATCGCGTTTGTGTTTAGAAAATATTGTTTATTAATATATATATATGTTCTCTGGATTGGGATTTAGTAAAAAGCTTCAAATTGACACATCGGGCGTTCAAAGCATCGAAAAAAAAGAGCAAACGGAAGGTTTTGTAATTGATACAAAACCTACCCCAGAAGAAAAGGAAACAGAGCGATACATGAATATCAAGAGTTTTTTTAACCGCTCTTATTTAGAGGCAACCGGATTGGGAATAGGCGTCATTGTTGCCGGAGTGCTTGTTGTAAAATATACAAAAAAATGATTGATACTAAAGTAAAAAGGTTATTTTCTCTTTTTACTTTATAATATGAAACAAAATACAATAAATAAATTAATTATAATATCTATCTTAGCAACTGTATTTATTTTGACAATGTGCAAATCATCTACGTATGAAGGTGCTGTCACTATATCATCGAAACACATGTGGAATGGAAGCAAGAACAGTTTTATGGACAATAACATGTATTTAAAATGGGGAAACAAAATTTACAGTCATGATAAATCACATTATCTACGTTTTATTAGAGGAAGAATTTATGTAAATAAATACACAACAGACAGTGACGGTGAATACGTATTAAAAACCAATGGCAGAAAGAAAGAGACGAGGGTGTGGACACATGTTATACCACGCGAAGTTAAGGTAATTCATATAGGTGGAGCAGGCACTTTGACATTGTCTAAGGGAACAAATGAGAACCCATTATTAACCAGTGGAGAACACAAACATGCCGTTAAATTAAAATTGAACAATGACGGATCTTTAGATTTATTATCTGAACAAGATAAATCGGTATGGTCAATGGGTAAAGGTGACTTGAATGGTAAACTGATTGAAGCGATGGCAGGAATGGAAGGTTTAACTGTTTCTGAGATTATCGAGCAACGACTCGGTATGAAAACAGACATAGATAATGAACTTCTGGTAACCGAAAAGGAACGTCGAAGGCAATTTTACGACGCGTCTACAGATCTTACCGCCAACAATGCTACCGACGAAGCTAATACGTTTTTTGATGGTGTATCACCGTCCGAGGGCGTCAGCTTAGAAAATCCTTTTAAAGCCAATTTCGAGGACAGCCAGTCTGCTAATTACGTGAATGATTCTGATTACAAGAGATGTAATGGCAAGACCGAACATGAACTACTGCTATGTAATAACCGCAAAATGAGAAGACAACGACAAAAACTAGACAATAAGGTTATGGAATTAAACCAGTTGGGAGATTCTCACATAACCGAAAAGGGCATGCAGTTAGACAGCACCATATACGCAAGTCTAGCATGGACCGTATTGGCATCTTCTTTGGTGTTCTATGCTTTTACCAGTTAAACCGACGTCCGTTAATATTATAATTATTTTGTTATAATATTATATATAATCATGTCTTCAAGTGAAGAAATTGCGGCGGCAATTCAAATAGAAAATAAGATATTGAATGATAAAAAGGACTCATATTTAAAAACAAAGTTTAGAAGAATCACATTAAAAGGCATAGAGAAAGGACTTGCTGTGAACACTTCGTATACAGAAGAGTCACCCAAGTCATATTCAAGTTTTTGGGCTATAAGAATGGCGAAAAATCGATGTGCTACAAAATATAATGCTGGGTCTCCTATGCCATATTATGCCATAGTTCATCAAGGAAACAACAAATTTAAATATTATATATTTGACTCTATGCCAGAAAACATGGCAACTGGAGGAGACTACTCGACGGTTAACATCGAAAAAACTGGGTTAACTCTAACTATACCCGGATTCGATGGACAATCGGGACAAGTAACTCTCAATAAAGATAGTATGACAATACCCGAACATTACAAACTTAGTAATGGAAACAAAGTCAGATGTAAAAAAACATCAGTTAATGATGTAGAAGATGTTGCGCGAATGAATGTCGAGAGAAGGAAAAAGTGCCGTAAAAAAAGGGATGAGATTGTGAGGTCAGAATCAATTGCTAAAGACGTCGGTCTTGTAAATAAGGTGAATTTGAGACTAGGGTTTACACCAATGGACACTACTTCTTTATACGAGGGTTATACAGGTTATGAAGGTGCAACTAATATGAAATCAAAGCTAGCTGATGTATCATCTTACCGATACAGTCATCGGTCTAGGGACAATTCAAGATATTATAGAGACGCTAGTTCCAAGCTTAATGAGATGAAGAAATATGAAAATGCTACAAAAGCAGACATAAAGGAGATATCAAAGTATAATAAAACAGAGGCAAACAGACTCACCAATGCGCTCAATAAACATAAAAAAGATGCTAGAACCGTCAACAAAAACAATTTAAAAGGCATTAAACGAACACAAAGAACTTTCAAACGCCACAGTAGGAATTATGGACGAAGCGAACGACGCCGTAGTCACATCATTAATCGTGCCAAAGGAAGCAAAAGATGGAACTCATGGAAGCGTAGAACATGTCATG